GTTGCTAACACAGATTATTTGAAGCCTAATACTTTGTATGTAATCGATGTTGATAGTGCCGGAAATTGTGAAAAGGCAACAGAACAAAATTTATCTGAAAAAGAGGTAGACCATCTGATTAAGTATAAAGAAGATGGTATAACAAATTTACAAATTATAACTGCTAAAAATGCACACCCATGCATATCTTTTATTTTGGGAGAGGATGTTGCAACTACATTGCAAGGTAAAAAATACTTCAAACATTTTACCCTAGGTACAAATATACTAAACTCAAATTTTGGATCACAGCACTTAGATCATAGGGTTAAAGTTGAAAGAGAAAAGAGATACAAACCAGTTTCACTATTGGAAGCAGCTAAATCAATAAAAGAACACAACGATCTTGTTGATGAACTAGCAGTTGACTACAAAGTGTCGACATTTGTCAAGAAGATAGCAACTATATCAAATAATGAATCAAATAGAGAGTGGTTCAAATTTTGGTCAGGAGCTTATCAAGATTCACCCTTGAAATCTCTTGGTTTTTATATAGCATCGATACTATACAGTTATTCAAGAACTATAAGTATAGCATTATCTGAGAAAACACCAAAACACAGATTTAGATTGGTTATGAACCCAGAGGAAGATTGTTACATAGCTATATCAACAAGTAAGAGGATTAATAATGTCACTGATATTTGTGCATCATTTTTGTGTGATAACATAAAATTGAATTCTAACGACAGGTCTCGTAATAGAACTGTCACATTATCACAAAGAGAAGTCACATGGTGGATAAAACTGATGCCCACTTTACTAGCAAAGTATTCCGTTGATGCTCAACATAATCTCACACTTTCAAAAGATGATAAGCCCAGACAGATTAAAAGGAGAGATTTGGTGGAATTCTTGCTAATGCATTTAAGTACTAGGCAAACAGATAGCATTATACAAGGTCAACTCAGATATACAATGGCTGGGTTGTATTCACCTTTAACAAGTAAATTTGGGGCTATTGAGAAAATTAAGGGTTTAGTGATCAAAGGGCCACATATGATGACCTATTTTTTAAGAATGTGTAAGTTGCATGCCATATCATTTTTAACAAAAAGTGGTATAACACCCACAATAGAGATACATGAAGAATCGCCTATTGCAGTTGCTGTGCCTTTTCAGTCAACACCTGTTGTATCATATCCACAGTACATAGATGCAATATTTGATTCATCTATGTTTAATAAAATTAAAGATAGGAAAGTGGAAAGTCAAGCAATAGACTGGTTAAACCTGGTTGAAACTGATGATGAATTTAATAGAGTTAAACAAAGCAGACCAGAATTGATACAGGGTTATACAAATGAGACTTCCATATTTATAGATAGTGTCATATCTAACCCAGAAGTACTATCTAGAGATGTATCTTCGGCTAACTCTTACTTGCTTAAGGCTGCAGTAGAGATGGACAGAACACTATTGGGCACAAAAGAAAAATTTAAATGGAACATGCTTGGTATGTTGATAATTGCCATAAAACAATCAAGAGGGAGAACTCTAGTGGAAGAAACAGAGAATATCAACAATTCTCTATCTTATTTGATGAATGAAAGTTTATCCACTATAATGTCATCAACAGGATCAGTTGAAAAAGGTCCAGTTACCAAAGAAAGACAATCAATAAGAAAGTCAACAGCTCTAGCATGGGAACTTGTTGCGGAGCATTCTAAGAATCCAACAATGAAAAAGGTTGGTAGAAATCTTTACAATATTGCTTCTGAGTTTCCTACATTGCACCAATCGGTTCTATCATCATCGCTCAATATAATACTTCATAATGGTACTGCACCTATAGTGTCTAGGACAGAAACAAAGGATCAGAAAGATAGCTATAGGGAATTTTCACCAATGAATGCTATAGGTGTTATCTCTTGTAGAGCTGCAGAAAGATTAATTTATCAAGCACTGCCTATGTACCCAACAGATAGGATGGCTGACACTGATCCAGAGCATACTCTCTATATTGCTGTTAAAGAAACAGAAAGAACAACTAGAAATATTTATATTTCTGCAGATTGTTCAAGATTTGGCCCTAACCAGATAATGTGCAAGTCCAGGGTTGTAGCATTTTCTTTATGCTTCACTCACAGAAAGCAAGATATTTACATAACAAATACTACGTATGAGTTGTTAGCAGAGTCAACAAGATTAATGGAAAATAAACTAGCAAAGGTTCCATTTGAACTATACAACTTTATAATTAAATCTGGAGGTTTACAACGTATAAAGAAACATAACCCTGACTCAGTCTATGGTAAACTAGCAAGTATGGTTATAGAAACATACAAGACAACAAAAATGCCCAATTACATGCTGCAGAAATTTGGTATGTATCAAGGTGCACTAGGAATGTTTTCTTCAATTGCTAGTACTATGCTTCATGATACACTCATAGATGTTGTTAAAGACTATAACATATGCAGTGTCCCTAGAGCTTTAGTAACAAATGATGATAGTTTACTTATATTCCCTGAGGTCACAATGAATATTAAGGATACTTCTAGTATATTACTCAATACATTATACAAAATACTGTATATAGGAGGACAAATTTTGAACAAATTTAAAACAGTCCCAACAACTAAAATAGCTGAGTTTCACAGTACATTTGCCCTACCACGTGGTCTGATATGTCCAGAGCTCAAACAACTTTTTGCAGGAATACAAATATCATCTGGTGAATCATTATACAAAGATTCTAGGCATGCAATAGAGCAAGCTGTGAGTGCTGTGAGAAATGGCGTATCATTATTTTCCGCAACAAGTTTAGCTGTTATTTTAACAACTGTTTATTGTGACCAATACAACAGGTGGTTGTCATTCAAGAACAATGGTTTCAGATTGTCTCAGATGGGAGGACCTTGTGAAATAAATATACTTGGAGAAATGTTTTTACCCAATTTTTCTGATATGAAATACATGAATAAACTTGAAATTCCAATAGATGTACAAACTGGTTTTCTGACAAACACAATGATATCTGAGAGTGTAAATGAAATTGTTGAAGCAACAAGTATCAATGTTAAAATGATAACAAGATCAACTTATAGATCTTTGAGAGGTATAAAGGAAACAAATTGGATTGCAGAAACACCATTTTTCCCACTATCAGGATCATGTACAATAGGTCATCTTTATTCAACTATGTCTTATGGATTGTTTAGAACAGACAGGGAAAAGAATCTACCTGAAACTTTAGTGAGATATGCAAGAAATCAGGTTTCACGGAAAGAAGAAAATATATGGGTTTCTGATAACACCCTAACATACTCGATTTTAGGCAAAGATAGAATATCATATGATGAATTGGATAATATAACAACAGAATCAATTATTAAAGAGATAAATACACTTTCCAAAAAGACCCAAAATAATATATATTACAACACAATATACATTGGTTATAGAAATATAGTTGATGCAGGTGAACAATTATCAGGTAATTTGCCAACTATTGGGTCATTG